TTTACTATCTATTTCATTTATTTTATTTTTAGCTGACTTTATTTGTACAATAAACTCTTCCATGTTCATTGATACATCTGTTAATTCATCATCTAAGTCATTTAATATTACTTCATCAAATATCATTTGTTTAGTTTAGTCTGTTTTTTTTGCCATAATTCTAAATTCTTTCTTGTACACGCTTTACACCAACTTGTTTTACCACCAATCCCCTGTGGTCGTTTACTAAACTCTTGTGCTATCTTTCTTTCGCCACATTTAGTGCAGCATTTACTTACAAGTTGTCCATAGCTATCAAACTCTGGTCTTGACTTGCTTGGTTTCTCACGATCTAATAATTTATCTACTTGCTTGTTGTTCTGTATTTCTATATGACAACTTACGCAAATATGACTTTTTGCACCCCAATTTTCATTATCTCTTGCAAATCCACGTGTCTTTCTGTTGCAACGCAAACAACGTTTCTTTATTAACTTACCGTGATAATCGTATTCAGCTTCAATAATATCTAATGTTGTAAATGTTTCTTGCATTGTCTTTAGCAAGTCTTTAGGTGGTTTTGTTTTAAATCTACGTCTTACACGTTCTGGTAAGCAATATAATCCATATTCTAAGTCTTGTTCTAATGCGTAAGTAAGACAATCTATGTTTACCGGACACTCACGACACATTGTATGTGTTTCCCAATATTGTTTATCAGTACGACTATCTGTACCGGGGAAGAATAAGTTTATCGGCATATTGCTGCACAACGCCCTGTTTTGCCACGTCATACATTGATGATAACATAGCTAGTTATAAAATGGTGCTTATGCACAACATAGGATAACTAGCTAGTTATCAATTATGAAAGATTATAATTTAGATAAATATTGTTTAGCTTCATTAGCATTAAAAAGTATATGTGGTTCTTCAATTAATGCTAATTCTGTGGCAAGTCTTGTATTTGTATGCCACACACTTGGTGCGTCTGCAAATTTACCAGAATATGCTGTTGGGACAACATTATTTACATTTCTTTCAAGATTATGTAAATTTTCAATGTCTTTCACAACTTCTTCTTTTGTTCTCATTTCACCCCCTCTGTTTTTAGTTTCTATCATTTTGTCCCTTACTTATATTCTCTCTAAACTTTTTCCAAATTGGCGAATTTTTTTTTATTTTTCTCTATATATATATTCTGTCTAAAGTTTTCATATATTTCCGGTTTTAATTAATTTTTTTAAAATTATTTTATTCTGCGTTCACTCATACTATGATAATACAAACTGTCTATTTCAGTTATAGTATTATCAGAATTTTTAAACTCTTTAGCAACAAAATACCAAGTATTTGTATATTTATAATTACCATCAGCATTAAAACTACTTTCTGTTTGCTTTTTTAAGAAACCTAATGAAAATAAACACTTAGCACAAACCCAACGATTAGATGTTTCAAAATCGTAAATATGATTGCCAAATGCTGCAACCCAATATTCTTTTCCACATACAGATTTATTATTACCAGTTTTTTCAAGATGTTTTAATGAATTAACATCATAATTTATGATGTGCCACATTGTTTGATTTCTTCTGCCAAATTCAGCAATTTTAAGGTTGCTTGTGTCCAATTCAGTAAAATCTTTTTGATATATCTTACTGTTTGTATCTGGTTTTATTTGTCTTGTCATATTATAGATATACGTAGACTTTTTGATTTTTTGTAATACTTTTTTATTTTTTTTTTATTATTTAGAACATTTGTTCTAATCGTTTTTTTTAAGTATTTCTTGTGTTTCTTTACTTATTTCAAACTTTAAATTATCAAGCACTTGATTAGATTGTGCAGTTATCTCTTGATATGTTGTGCTTAACAACATCAATATACTTTCACGTGGTAAGGAACGTTCTATGGCTAATCCAAGTTGTCTAAAGTTTTGATACTGATATATCTGCATATCGTAAGTGTCATCATCATTAAGTCGTATGCAGTATCTTGATTTGGTGTGATCCAACCAATTTATTGTAAAGTTCATACCACCAAGTTGACCATTTTTAACGTCTGGTTCTACTGGTTCTTTATCTTGTAACCAATCGTTTAAACCCATAACATTTGTTACAAGTTCTTTCACGTCATCATAACCTGCGTTCATATCGCACATACTCCTAATTCTATTGTATGAATTATAGTAGTCGTGTATTTATCCCATTATTTTTGTCATTATTGCAGTATTTTTCCAAATTGTTGTAATAAATAACCAACATTTTTTGGTATGGGTTCATCTAAATAAAACTCGGTTGTTTCTGGTTGTAATCTTGTTTCCCATTTAAAATTGTAATTATTTAGTGTTAAATCGGTTATGTTCCAAGCTATTAATTTTGTTTTATATTCAGTAAGGTAAATAAATAGCTTTTTATCTTTAGTTGCTTGTGTATAGTTTTTATCGTATTTATATTTTTCTATTAGCCACGGATTGTATTCACGTTGCCTAGATTTTATTTCAATTAGGTAATTATCGTTGTAGCAATCGTAATGTTCGTAAATGTTTGTTGTTTCTGTAAGCTGTCCAAATACGTCTAGCTGATTTAATTTATTAATTATTTCTAGTTGTTTCATTTTGCCATTTCACAATCCATTTGTCCGTATCTTCCCAACACCATTGGCTACTATCCCACGGTTTCCAATAATCATCTCTTGTGTGCATATCTTGTACAAGTAATGCAGCTACTTGAATATTATAACGTGGTATAAACTGTGCATAGGTATTTCCAACCGGGTAATCCCAGTAAGGTATGTCGTGTTCTTCTTTAACCCAACCCCACGTTCTTGGTATTGCTTGAAATAAGCCACTATCTTGATCTTGCCAACGATATGCGTCTGCTTTATTGCGACTTTCACACCACATTACTTTTACAGCTGTTTCTATATTTTTTTCGTCAAAATGTTCTACAAGTAATGTTGCATATTGATAACAAGTTTCTGGTACATAATTATTACAATCAGTTAAATCTATAACTTCGTCTGCTACGCCATAACCAAAATTATTAACAAGTAAAGCGTAAATTAATATACACTTAGTTATCATTTAACCCCATTGTTCTGCCATAGCTTCTGCAATCCCCGGAAACGTTGCACTTCTTACTTTCCAACGTTGTTCTGGTGGTAATTTATATGCTTCGGCATACCACTTTGGCATTGTTTTACCACTTTTATAAACAATTCTTGGTTCTTCATCAACAATA